TGCAGAAGAAGCACAAAAAACATTAGAAGCTACTTATGGTTTTAAAAGACAAGCTGAATACCCATCAATAGGTGACCAATTAGATTCTTTGTACCATGCAGGTACATTTGATGCAACAATGACAGCAACAATCAAAGCAGTCAAAGACAAGTATCCGAAATAGTTTTTAATAAGGTACTAAACAGGAGGGTTTAGAAGATGCCGAAAGGAAAGAAAGATTTAGAGGTAGAGTTTATATGTCCACTCGGAAGTGAGTGTGAAGAAATAAGGAATAATAAAATCTACCGATGTATGTGGTACACAAAAGTTGTTGGACAAGACCCAAACACGGGTGAAGAACACGAAGATTGGTCTTGTGCTATAAGTTGGATGCCTACGTTGCAACTTGAAATGTCTAGAACTAATAGAGGGCAAACAGCCGCATTAGATAGTTTCAGAAATGAAACAGTCAAAGGACAGTCAGAATTCAATCAGCTAATTGCTAAAGCACAGGGATTACAACTTAAATGAGTGCCGATAATTTTGTAAGGATATACGACAACGTATTGTCTAAAGATGAATGTGATAGTTATATAAAACTATTTGAAACAGCAAAACAAACATCAATGGTTCAAGATTCAGGATTAACAAATATAGATAGAAAAGACTCTTCCTTTCTTTTATGTGATGTAGATTTAGTAGCAAACAACAATTTTAATTTAATGTTAAATAATTTTGTAAGTCAATATAATAATGATTTTCCTATATTGAACCAATACAAAATAGTTTCTTATCATAATAAAATGCAAGAAACAGAAGTAGGTGGTGGTTATCATTTGTGGCATTGTGAGAACAATAATGTTACTTCATTTTCTAGAATACTAACTTGGCTATTTTATTTTAATGATGTAAAGGAAGGTGGTGAAACTGAATTGTTATATCAACATATGAGAGTAAAACCACAAGCAGGAAGATTAGTTATATTCCCTGCTTACTTTACACATACGCATAGAGGTAATCCACCAATATCAAATACTAAATACATAGCAACAGGTTGGTATCACTTAGCAGAATGAAAAAATATTTATTATTGTTTGTTTGTTTTTCTGTATTTGCAGACCCTATAGTTACAGAGTCTACTAGCACAGTAACAACAAATGGTAATCAAAAAACAGAAGTAATTAGTCCGCCACCTAGTGCTATATCGCCACAATTTGGTAGTGGAAACAATAGTGATTTATGTACAATTAGTTCTAGTGGTTCAGTACAAACACAGATTTTAGGTTTATCAGTAGGTACAACATACACAGAAGAAAATTGTTTAAGGTTAAAAAAAGCACAAAAGTTATATGTGTTTGGTATGAAAGTTGCAGCAGTTAGTGTAATGTGTCAAGACCCAGATGTTTGGTCTGCAATGATGGATGCAGGTACGCCATGCCCTATTGATGGTTTAATAGGCGACCAAGCTAAAAACGCATGGGCTGTAAGGACTGATAAAGTACCTATGCCAAAGGAGGAAGATGAGATTACTGCACAAGAAAAGCGTGATAAAGCCCTTAGTATTATGGGTACTGTTGCTGCTGCCTTTATATTCTTTTAGTTATACATTTGGATATACAAGTAATGCTGCAATATATGGCAATACTTGGCAGATGAATACACCAACATTAGGTGTAAGTGCAGAAGAAGGATTAGATATTAGTGGTGTAATTTATAATTACACAGCAGTTAAAAATCAAGTAGACGATTTTACAGTTACTATATCAAATGAAAATGTAGATGGTGGGTACATATTTCAAGAAACTGATGATTGGTCTGGTAAGCATGGAATGAAAATACAAAAAGTTATTCCGTTAGCTTACACGCCAATAGAACAATTTGGTGAAGGTGCAATACAAACAACAGGTGTAGGTAGTGTAGAAGAGGCAAGTGTTATATATATGTACAGATGGGATTTATGTCGAAATCCACAAAATGACCCAGACTGTCCTAATTATGTTGAACCATTACCAGTTATACCAAAGATAGAAATATATGATGCACTTGAAGATGAATATGTAGCAGAGGCTACAGACGAAACAGATAGTGAGTTATACGACAAAGAAGTAGAAAATAAAGAAAGTACGGAAGAAGATGAAGAAGAAGAAAGATTAGAAATAGCTTTAGCATCTTCTGGAAATGCTTTAACAATAGCTAACACAGTAACACAATCTGCTATTTTAAAAAGCATGAACATAGCAACAAACATAAATTCTTATTATGTTGCTAATATACCAAGTACAGTTTATAGAGAAATAGTTGTACTACAAGACAAAGATATAGTGGATAATAGATTAATATTTAGAAGTTTAACACAAGAACAACTACACAACGAAATGATACAGGAGCAATACAAATGAAAAAATTAATTACACTATTTTTAGTCTTAGGAATTACTGGATGTTCTTTTTTGTTTCCTAAAAAAGTAGAAGCTAATACAGATATTACAGGTACAGTACAATCAAGATGTACAGTAGCAACTGATACTGTAGGATATTATGGAAACCCTAATGCCTACACATTAAATACCACACCTGCTGATGGTGGACAAAAACCTATTGTTAGATTTGATACATCACTAGCTAATGCTTATTACGCACAAATAAGTTATCCAGAGTCTTTTAGTTCAAGCCCAAGTCTTAGTGATAATGTTACTTGGACAGGTGGTGTAACAGTTGCACAAACATCTAGTACAGATATGTCGGGTTATCAAGCAGCTAGTACAACAACAGGTGCTATGAGGCAGTATGCTTTGACTATAGCAGGAACAACATGGTTTGAAGTAACATCATCTGCTACTTATGGTGGTGGTAACAATACAGCATTTCCTGGTGGTTCATATACAGCAGTTGTAACAGCACAATGTATCGCCCAGTAATACTGTGGGCATTACTATCTAGTATTGTAGCTGCCCATGATATGACACCCACTTACCCAAAGTGGAAAATGTCGTTTATACCAAGTGCCAAGATGACTTCTATGGAAGTTTTTAATAAAAGGTCAGATGTGCAATGGTATCAAATAGGTGTGTTTGATGAAGATTGGCAACCTATACCATTTGTAACTAGGTACAAAATATTAAGAGTAAAGTATTTGAGTCGTGTTAAGTTTGATGTTTATGTAAATGACAATGATTCTAAAAGAGCAGAGTATATATGCTCAACATCTAAACTTAGAGGGAATGATGATTTTAAACCTATAGTAGAATCAAAAATATGTTCGAGGTTTAAGTGAGGTGGTTAGTTATTTTGTTGTTGTTAAGTACGCAAACAATAGCTGAAAGCAACTCAATGTCATTTTCTTTACCAAGTTCGGGTACAAGTAGTGGCTCAGACAAGATTAAAGCAGGTGATTTGGATTGTTCTAATAGTATAGGTGGGGCAACAAACTTTGAATTTGGGTTTACTGGAGTAATAAACAACGCAGTAGTGCCAATTATAGGTAAAAAAAATGATTTAAATCCACAGACCAAAGATGTTGGATTGTATGCTAGAATAATAATACCTTTAGATGCACCAAAAGAGCGAATAAATTGTAATACTTTATACCAACTTGAGTTACAAAGACGCAGATTAGAGGTAGAAAGGTTAAGACAAGAGATAGAATATCTTAAACAATTACAAAATGATGGTGCATTTAACAACTAATGGCAGATTTAGAGGACATAGTTAGACAAGGCGAAGGTCTAAAAGACAAAAGATTAAAGATTTTTGGACTTAGATTAAGTGGTGCGAGTATCGTTGGAGCATTTGCCTTTATTTCAACGATTGTTGGTACGCTGTATGGTGGCTTTCTTATGTACCAAAAAGTCGAATCTATAGCAAATCTGGACTTAGACGCTATAGCAGGACAAATGTCTAAGACTTCTGCTGATGTTATAAGAATTGAAGAACATGCAAACGCAATAAAGATAGAATTAAAGAAAGATATGACAGATTTGCGTAATGCACAATGGAATCTTGAGTCAAAAGTTGATGGTAAGTTACAGTCAGTAGATACAAAACTTACTAATTATGATGATAAACTAGACAGATTTGAGATAAAAGTAGAAAAGACTAAGTTAGATATGGAAAAACGGATACAAGAGTCTTTAGATAACCCACTAGCAAACTAGGAGAATAATATGCCATACGGAAAAGGAACATACGGAAGCAAAAGAGGTAGACCACCTATGAAAAAAACTGCTAAAAGAAAAGCACCAATGAGGAAAGGTAAGAAATAATGGCTAAAGATTCAAGATTAGCTAGGGCAGGTGTATCTGGATTTAACAAACCCAAGCGTACACCTAGCCATAAAACAAAGAGTCATGTTGTAGTAGCAAAAGATGGAAACCAAATTAAAACAATTAGATTTGGTCAACAAGGAGTTACTGGCGACAGAAAAACAACAGCTAGGTCTAAATCATTTAAAGCTAGACATGGTAAAAATATTAAGAAAGGTAAGATGAGTGCAGCTTATTGGGCAAACAAGGTGAAGTGGTAATGGCTAAACGAGGACTATACGCAAACATTAATGCTAGGAAGAAAAAAGGTATTAGTAGACCAAAGTCTAAATCTACTATTACTAAAAAAGCCTATGCAAAAATGAAAAAAGGGTTTAAAAAATAATGGAAAATAATAGAGTTCAGTTACAATTAGATAAACATTCTGGTCAGATAGCTAAACTCTTTAGCAAAATAGACGACACTAACGAAAAAATACAAAAGATATTCAATATGTTAAATCAAATTAGATATTTTATTTATGGTGGTTTTGCATATTTTTTAGCAAGTGAGGTAGGTATGTTAAATTTAATTAAGGTAGTGGCATGATAGGGTTTTTAACAAACATAGCACCTATAGCACTTGGATTTGTAGCAAAATTATTTGCACTTAAAAGTCAAGCAGCACAAGAACAACAAAAAATGATGATAGAAAACCTACAAGTTAGGAATGATTCTATCAATCAAGCTAGGTCAATGGCACAGAAAGAAAGTCCAATGGCTGCTATGAACAGACGAATTATCATTTTAACTATATTAGCTTTAGTTATATTTACACAGGTAGCCCC